CTGCTGGATCGACCGGACATACAAGATGCTGAATTAATAGACACAGGTAGCGACAATTTAGTCCTAGTGGAACAAAAGAAATATATACTGAATTGGGACAGAGATCAGTTGTTAAATATCAATCTGACGCCGTTTAATTCCCGGCACCGGCTCAGCCAAGAACAATTAAAAACACAAATAAAGTAGCGAAAAATGAAAAATATAACAGTTGTCAAGCGCAGTGGACAGCGCGAGCCATTAGCATTGGAAAAATGGCAAACTCAAATTGCCAAAGTGTGTGCAGGTATAGCAGATGTAAGCCAAAGCATGATAGAGATCCGCACACAACTACATTTCTATGATGGTATAACTACCAAAGAAATTGATGGCATCACCTTGCGGGCCATTGTAGACTTGATTGATGTAGAGCAAAATCCTGATATTGGGCACACCAACTATCAATATGTAGCAGGCAAACAACGTCTAAGCATGTTGCGAAAAGATGTATACGGTTCATACGATCCTCCGCACTTGTATGACATTGTGAAAACAAATGTGGCAACAGGCCTGTACACTCCTGAACTGCTGGAGTGGTACTCAGAGGACGATTGGAACCGCATGCAAGGCATGATTGACCATGCCAAAGATGAACAGTATTCTTATGCTGCCATTGAGCAGTTGATCGAAAAGTATCTTGTAAAAAATCGTTCAACAGGAAAAACATATGAAACTCCTCAAGTTAGATATATGGTGGCAGCGGCTACAGTGTTCCATAAAGAAGAACCTAACACGGCTAGAATGCGCTATATCAAAGAATACTACAACGCGGCTAGCGACGGTCTCTTTACTCTCGCTACTCCTGTTCTTGCTGGACTCGGTACTCCTACAAAGCAATTTTCGAGTTGTGTCCTTATACGTAGCGATGATGACTTGGATAGCATATTTGCTTCAGGAGAAATGATGGCCAAGTATGCCAGCAAACGTGCTGGCATTGGTTTAGAAATTGGACGACTGCGTCCACTAGGCTCGCCCATCCGTGGTGGCGAGATCATGCACACAGGCATGATTCCGTTTTTAAAGAAATGGTTTGGAGATTTACGTTCATGTTCACAAGGCGGTATCCGTAATGCAAGTGCCACTGTTTTTTATCCCATCTGGCATCATCAATTCGATGATCTTATTGTGCTCAAGAACAATCAAGGAACCGAAGAAACCCGTGTCCGACACATGGACTATGGGGTGGTGCTTTCTGCTTTTTTCTGGCGTAGATTTAAACACAAACAAAATATCACGTTCTTTGACCCTAACCAAGTACCGGATCTTTACGAGGCATTCTATCGGGACACTAAACTATTTGAAGATCTTTATGTCAAATATGAAGCTAGATCTGACCTCCGGAAGAAAACTATGTCTGCTGAAGAAGTATTCAAATCAGGCATACTCAAGGAGCGAACAGACACTGGTCGTATCTATCTAGTGTTCATTGACAATGTGATGAATCAAGGGCCATTTGATCCTGAGTACCACACCATTTACCAGAGTAATCTTTGCTGTGAAATTCTTCTTCCTACTAAACCCTTTAAACGTCTGGATGACAGCGATGGTCGTATTGCACTATGCACCTTGGGCTCAATCAATTGGGGTGCGTTCCGCAATCCAGAAGACATGCGCCGTGCTTGCCGTATATTGCAGCGTAGCCTGTGCAACATTCTTGACTATCAAGATTTTCTCTCCATCCAGTCTAAACTCTCAAATGACGAGATCCAACCCCTGGGCATTGGAATCACCAACCTTGCCTATTGGCACGCCAAGCGCAGCCTCCAATACGGAGAATCAGACGCCTTGGCTGAAGTCAAGACGTGGATGGAACACCAAGCCTACTACTTGACCGAAGCCACTGTTGAGCTGGCCAAGGAGCGTGGTCCTTGCAAAGATTCAGACCGCACCTGGTATGGTCGTGGTGTATTTCCTTGGGAACGACGTGCTGCCGGGGTCAATGAACTCACGGACTTTTCACCCGAGCTAGACTGGGAACCCTTGCGTGAACAAATGAAAACACATGGCGTGCGCAATGCCACTCTAATGGCAGTGGCACCTGTTGAATCAAGTTCTGTGGTGATCAACTCAACCAATGGCATTGAAATGCCCATGAGCCTGATCACAGTGAAAGAATCCAAAGCCGGCAGTCTCACACAAGTTGTGCCCGAGTATCACCGGTTGAAAAACAAGTACCAGTTGATGTGGGCACAAAAAGACTGCATTGGCTATTTGAAAACCGCGTGTGTGTTGGCAGCGTATATTGATCAGTCAATTTCTACCAACACATTCTACAATCCAGCACACTGGCCTGATCGCAAGGTGCCTACCACACTGATTGCTCGCAACCTAATGCAAGCACATCATTGGGGACTCAAGACATTCTATTACAGCCTTATCAACAAAGCCGGCAGTAAAATGATCAAAGAAGATGCACCTGCGCCCATGCTTGAGATTGATTTTGATCTTGAGGAAGACTGCGAAGCCTGCAAACTTTAACGTGTACCACGGCCCTCAAGAAAATGATAGATCGATTATACCAACAGTGGAATGTCCAGCCTGCTAATATTCATGGTGATTGTTTCACAGGATATGAGCATCTGTATGATCAATTTGATTTGATCACCAAGGATGTCTATCAAAGTGATCCCGAAGGCACAATTGAAAAAATTAAAGATCTGTATAGGTCTATAAATCTTGTGCCTATTGATTACTTTACAGAACAAGGCTTGATAAAAGAATTAAGACTTTTTCGAGATAAAAAAGTCAATGTAATAAGCAACAATGCATTGGGGTTAGGTAACAATCGCGGACAGACTATCAATAGATTTTTGTTTCCAAACATGATGACTGCAGAGCCCAAGGGGCGAGGCAGTAATAGTTTAAGAGATAGATTTTTAAATGATGCCAAATTAAAAAGAGCCATACGTATCTGTTTTGAATTTAGAGAAGGTGTCAAATTAGTTTACCCTACAGCATTACGTAGAGCATTAGAACTGGTTACCGGCGAAAACATTCAAAATTTTAAATCACAAAATGCTAGAAGCATTGTGGAACATTTATGTCCCGTGATGTGGGGATCAATATATGATTACTCTGCTGGGTTCGGTGGACGACTGTTGGGTATTAGCAGTAGTCGAATGAACTACAACTATGTTGGCATAGATCCCAACACAGAAACTTTTGAAAACTTGCAGTACCTATCTAGTTTGATATCGGAAGCATATGGTCGCACCAGTACATTGCATTGTGATGTAAGTGAGAACTTCCAGCCCGAAGATATTGATCTTGCGTTCAGTAGCCCTCCGTATTTTAATCTAGAAAAATACTGTGACGAGCCTACACAATGCATGGTCAGATGTTCAACGGTGGATGAATGGTTTGAATTGTATGTTGTGCCTACCATGCAACGTATACATCAAGGATTAAACAGTGATGGTGTATTTGCTACAAACATTGCTGATTACAAGATTACAAACACTCAGAAATACCAGGTGGTTGATAGATGGATTAGTACAGCAGAACAAATGGGCTTTCAGTATCAAACCACAATAAAAATGATGTTAAACACTAGACCCGGAGTGGGTAATGATAAAAAACAAGGTAGAGAAAAATGGGAAGGCGTCTATGTTTTCACCAAAAAATAAAATATGGCGACTCTGGGCAAAAGCAATAGGTAACAAAGCAGGCAACACAGACGCTGAATCAGATCTTGTTGCTTGTATACGCACAGCAATTGTGTTATGCTATATACTAACCAACCTGTTTATCATAGCAGGTGTAATAAGACACTGGAACAATTAAAATGTTAGAAACCTGTTGTGACATATTAGTAGATGCGTACAAACGCAATTGGATAACCAGTAGAGATGGCAATATCTCTATTCGTCACCACGACCGTGATCACTTTTATATCACACCATCGGGTGTGCGCAAACAAACGCTACAACCTGATCAGTTTAAAAAAATTCGATTGGTTGATCAGGTCAATCCTATTCCTCCATTTTTAACAAAATCCTGGCAAGAAGATCAGTACACTGACATCAGTTCTAATCTCAAGCCCAGCGGCGAAATGCCTCTGCATTTTGGATTGCAAAAAGAAATGGGACAACACTCAAACGATGTTAGAGTTGTTGTTCATGTGCATCCAACCTATTGTATTGCAGCCATGCATGCTGGTATTGATTTGAGTACTATTAGTAATGCATTTCCAGAACTCAATCGCTATACCAAGGTAGCACCAAATGTAGGTGATGTAAAACCAATTAGCCAAGAACTTGCTGATCAGTGTCATTATCGGTTGGAATTAGATGACCGTGGTAATATTGCCTATGACATAGTGGGCATCAAAGGGCATGGTGTTGTGGCTATTGATACAACACCATGGCGTGCTTATGAGCACATTGAAAGATTAGAACACATTTGCAAGATAGTTCTTGCATCAGGAAAATATTAAAATGAGTCAAGCACAATACAACTTATCAACCAAAACAGACTATCTCAATCGCAAGATGTTCTTGGACCCAGCAGGTCCTGTGACCATTCAGCGATTTGAAGAAGTCAAATACAACAAACTGGCCAAGTACGAACAAGAGGCTCGCGGTTTCTTTTGGGTTCCAGAAGAAATTTCATTAAGCAAAGATGCCAACGACTTTAAAGAAGCTAGTGACACAGTTAAACACATCTTCACTAGCAATCTCTTGCGTCAAACTGCACTGGACAGCTTGCAAGGTCGTGGGCCAGCACAGGTGTTTACTCCTGTAGTAAGCATTCCTGAACTGGAAGCGTTAATGTACAACTGGAGTTTCTTTGAAACCAACATTCACAGCCGCAGTTACAGCCACATCATTCGCAACATCTATAATGTTCCTAAGGATGTGTTCAACACCATCCACGACACCAAAGAGATTGTGGACATGGCGTCAAGCGTGGGCCGATATTACGATCACTTGCACATGGTCAATTGCGAAAAAGAACTAGAAGTTCCTGTGAAGGATCATGCACACGTCAAATCTATTTGGTTGGCACTCAATGCCAGTTATGCGTTAGAAGCATTCCGCTTCATGGTCTCATTTGCCACCAGCTTGGCCATGGTAGAAAACAAGATCTTCATTGGCAATGGCAACATCATTCAGTTGATCTTGCAAGATGAAATCCTGCACAAGGAATGGACCGCTTGGATTATCAATCAAGTGGTCAAAGAAGATCCGCGCTTTGCTCAGGCCAAGGCAGAGTGTGAAGCTGAAGTGTATCAACTGTACTTGGATGTGATCCGTGAAGAAAAAGAGTGGGCAGACTACCTGTTCAACCGAGGTCCGGTGATTGGACTCAATGCACAGATCCTAAAAGACTTTGTGGATTATACAGCGGCCAATGCTCTGAAAGAAATTGGCATCAAGTATCTAGAACCAGCACCACGCTCCACACCCATTCCATGGTTCAACAAGCATGTGGACGCCAGCAAGAAACAAACTGCCTTGCAGGAAAACGAATCAACCAACTATGTTATTGGCGTCATGAGTGATGCCATTGACTACGACGAATTACCCAACCTATGATAGACGAATGGCATTACAAACGAGTCCAATGGCGAGAAACATTTGCATTGATCCCACGTCGTTGTGATCTCAGTGGTAGATGGATATGGGGCCGTCATGTTTGTGGCACTAGATTTATCACAGGACCCGGAGACCCAGTAGAGATTATAATCTGGAATCACCGTCACGAACACACCATTTATAGACTAAAAGGAAAACAAAAATGAAAGCAATTGTATGGTCAAAAGACCAATGCCCTTACTGCGACCAAGCCAAGGCGTTGTTGAAATCACGCAACATTGAATTTGAAGAACGCAACATCCAGCATGGTTGGACACGAGAACAACTATTAGAAGCAGTACCAAATGCTCGCACAGTACCACAGATCTTTTTAGATGATCAACTGGTAGGCGGGTTCACTGAACTCAGAACAAAACTAACAGAAAGCAAATAATGGAAATTGGAAAAGTTTACACATTCAAACTGAACTCTGGCGAGGAAATGATTGCCAAAGTTGTGGACGCTGGCGAAGGGTTTGCCATGCTACAAGACCCTGTAAGTGTGGCTCCTGGCCCTCAAGGCATGGGACTTGTACCATCGATGTTTACCGCAGATCCTGACAAAAATCCCCGGCTAAATATGAATTGTGTTGCTATTCATTCATTGACGGATGAAAATGTGCGTATGAAATACATCGAAGCAACCACAGGCATCAAGGTGCCAGAAAAGCGAATTTTAGTGGGATAAAATGCCAGCAGTACAACGAGTAGGTGATGCAGACGGTGCAGGAGGCGTGGCCAGTGGTGGTGTTGGGTCAGTACGAGTCAACGGTCGACCAGTAATTGTTGATGGCAACTCTGTAAGTGCCCATCCACCCTGCGGTCAGCGTCGAGCCCCGCCCATTCATTGTTCAGCTGTCACAGCTGGTGGGTCAGGCTCAGTTAGAGCTGGCGGCATTCCTATAGTTTACACCGGTGCCAGCGACACATGCGGACATGCTAGATCTGGTGGATCAGACAACGTTAGGGTGGCAGCATAATGGCACAAGGTATTCTAACCCCACTGCAAATAACAGCAGCCTCGGCCTTGTTGAATAACACTGGCATTGATCCACTACCCACTGCATTGACCACTGCGATTGCATCATTCAATGCTGGTTCACCAATTCCAAATTTTCTCACAGCAGTGGCTAACTATACTGCCGCATCATTTGCTAACGCAACAACCCTGACATCATTGCTGACCATTGGCAACACAACCATTCCTGCATTAGGCGATAGCATTCCTGCTGCCTTTACCAATCTTACTCCTGTGTCCACTGTACCTGCAGGGTTTTCAGGCTTAATCCAACAAACTGGAAACAACTATTTAGGTAATGGAGATGTTGGCCGATTTGCGCAAGGCTTCATGGCTGTGCAAGGTTACATCAACTCAACCAATCAGTTTATTAATTCTTCTGTGAATGCACAAACCTATCTTGGTCCTACATTTACTAATATGGATGCTTTGACCACAAATAGCATTAGTGATGTGAATCCAGATTTTGATAACTTTGCCATAGACATGACCAATCAAGGTAATTTAACCAACTTGAATGATCTTCGCTTGTATGGCACGCCTGCAGGTCTTTTACGGCAACTGGCTGCAGA